CTGGGTGTCTTGGCCTATGTTGGGCACGATAAATCCTCAGAGATTCAACGCCTCAGTATTCTTCTTAACAAAACACGCGAGGAGGTGGCCCGTGATAACGTCACTCAAGCAGAAATTGACAAACTTGTGGAACACATTGATGCAAGGTTTAACCGCCTTGAAGACAAAATTAACCAGCTTATTCAAAAGGGGTAAGTAATGGGTAAATACAAAACGACAGTTAATTACCCGACTGAAGGTTCTGGTCCACGTATGGAAATTCTTCGGGATAACGTGTCTACTGGTGCTAAGTTTCCGATGAAAAATGTAGACGATAAAGAAGCTCGTAAAAAAGCTGAAGATTACGCCAGTGAAATGCAACGTGAAACACGGGGTAAAAAAGCGGGTGGGATGATTGGTTCTGCTTCTAAACGCGCCGATGGTTGTGCTCAACGTGGTAAAACTCGTGGAAAGATGATTTGATCATGGCTGATGACAACAAAGTAGAAGGTCGCACGGCTCATATTGAAAAACATATGAAGCCGGGGCTGATGAAAGACTTTACTATCGGAGTCAGCAAACTAATAGATAAGACCGGATACACGCAAGAGAAAGAGTACAAAGGCAAAACGTCTGAAGAGTTAGCCAAGAAACCGGTTCCTGAAAAGAAACGTGCTGGTGGAATGGTTGGATCTGCATCTAAACGCGCTGATGGCTGTGCTCAGCGGGGTAAGACCCGTGGGAAGATGGTCTGATGCCTGCTGTTAGTAAAAAGCAGGAGAAGTTTATGCAAGCGGTGGCTAATAACCCAAAGTTTGCAAAAAAGGTGGGGGTTCCCCAGTCGGTAGGTCGTGAATTTACTAAAGAGGAAGGTGGCACTGTGAAAGAGTCAAAGTCGATGATGAAGAAAGAAGTGGCTTTCATGAAAAAGAAAGGCGCTCCCAAGTCAATGGTCAAGCATGAGATGGCTGAAGCTGGCATGAAAAATGGCGGCAAAGCCTATTCCGCCGGTGGCTATACCCGTGCAGCCGATGGTGTTGCTAAAAAAGGCAAGACCAAAGGTAAACAAATCGCTATGCGTAGTGGTGGAGCCTGCTAAATGCGTCCGTCACGAGGGATGGGAGCAATTAACCCATCCAAGATGCCAAAGGCCAAGACGATCACCCGAAAGGATGATCCGAATAAGGTAACTATGTATGCCAAAGGCGGTGAGTCCAAGGTAAACGAGGCAGGTAACTATACCAAGCCGGGTATGCGGAAAAGTTTGTTTGAGCGTATTAAGGCTGGCGGTAAGGGGGGAGCCCCCGGGCAGTGGAGCGCTCGTAAGGCTCAGATGTTAGCGGCTAAGTATAAGAAGGCTGGCGGTGGGTATAGGGATTAGGTTTCCTGTCTACGATGCTAAGCAAGATGGCAACGTATTTATTTGGATCTTAGAAGCATCAGAAGATTACAGGAACATAAAGCGAAGAGAACGGTATGTCGAACTTGAAAAAGCCACAGCAAAGTCTGAAAGCGTGGACCGCTCAAAAGTGGAGAACTAAGAGTGGCAAACCTTCTACGCAAGGACCGAAGGCTACAGGGGAAAGATATCTCCCTTCCGCCGCCATCTCAGCGTTATCCCCGCAAGAGTATGCCGCCACCACCCGGGCCAAGCGAGCAGGAAAAGCAAAAGGGAAGCAGTTTGTTGCCCAGCCAAAAGGCATCGCTGCTAAAACAGCAAGACATAGATAAATAACTTAATTTAAAAGGAGTTTATTGTGGATCAAAATACTATTCGTAAATGCGCCGAAATGGCAGCTACTCAACAAAGATCTTTTCTGGGTGCAGTAGATCAAGATATTCTTGATCTGTTAGCAGAACTTAATCCTGTTGAAGAAGTCGCTCCCGTAGTAGAAGAAACACCTGCTGTAGTTGATGAAGCTCCTGCAGAAGAGACCCCTGCTGAATCTTCGGAAGAGTAAAACGTGGCTACTACCGGAACCACAAGTTTCAACCTAGATCTCAATAGTCTTGTAGAAGAGGCTTTTGAGCGCTGTGGTGCTGAGTTACGTTCTGGTTATGATATGCGTACAGCCCGTCGTAGCCTTAATCTTTTGACGATTGAATGGGCAAATCGTGGCATTAACTTATGGACTATTGAGCAAGGAAGTATCCCCCTAAATCAAGGTCAGATTACTTATGCTTTACCGTCCGACACAATTGATTTAATGGATATGGTTGTACGTACAGAAACGGGTCTTAATCAAACAGACATTACAATTAATCGTATATCTTCTTCTACCTACGTTACAATTCCTAATAAGAATGCTCAAGGACGTCCTATTCAAGTTTGGGTAGACAGGCAAAGCGGAGATATCAACGCCACAGCAATAACTTTAAATGGTGGTATTTCTGCAACAGACACTAGTATTACGCTTAGTTCCGTAGTTGGCTTAAATTACGTTGGCTTTATAAAAATTGACAGCGAAACTATTGGGTATAACGAAATATCTGGAAATACTTTGCAAGGGTGTGTTCGTGGAGTAAATAACACGACTGCAGCCAGCCATTTAAACAACGCTGCTGTTTCTGTACAAAGACTACCTAATATTAACGTATGGCCTGCCCCTAATCAGTCTAGCTATTATTCTTTTGTTTATTGGCGGTTACGTCGTATTCAAGATGCAGGAAATGGCGTTAGTACTGAAGATATCCCTTTCCGTATGCTGCCTTGTATGGTAGCTGGCTTAGCTTATTATTTAGGCATGAAAATACCCGAAGCTTTATCTCGTTTAGAGATGTTAAAAGCTTCTTATGAAGAACAGTGGTTGCTTGCTTCCAGCGAAGATCGTGAAAAAGCAGATTTACGACTTGCGCCAAGGCAATATTTCTACTGAGATAATTTATGTCAGGTCCTAAATTTGCTGCTGGTAAAATAGCTATAGCGGAGTGTGATAGATGCGGGTTTCGATACAAACTGAAAGAGCTAAAGAAACTGGTCATCAAGACCAAAAATATAAATCTACTCGTTTGCCATACTTGTTGGGAGCCCGATCAGCCTCAGTTACAACTAGGGATGTATCCAATTTCCGATCCCATAGCCCTAAGAAATCCGCGCAAAGACACCTCTTATTATGTAGCTGGCCTAACAGGATTACAGACGGAACCCTTGACGGCGCCGACGGATAATGTAGACGCTTTTGGATTACCTTCGGGTGGAAGTAGAGTTATTCAATGGGGATGGAATCCAGTTGGGCTTAATAATGCTTTAAATATTCCAAACCTCTTAAATAATTTAGAAGTTCGAGGTGAAGTTGGTTCAGTTACAGTATCTACAACTTAGGAGTTAAATATGGAAAAGACAGCAATGAAAAAAGTAGCTAAAACCGAAGTTAAAGCTCATGAAAAGAAAATGCACGGTATGAAAAAAGGTGGCGTTGCTTCTATGGACATGAAACGTATGGGCCGCAATCTTGCCCGTGTAGCTAATCAGCGTGGTTCTTCAAGGGGGCGATAATGGCTAAGTACAGTATGAAAGTTAAAGGCAAAGAAATTGGTGATGCTGCTGTTTATGCTGCACCGCACACTATGACTGGTAAACCTACTAACGCAGATACTTATAGCGAATACAAGCCCGGTAAAGATATTATTAATGCTGGGAATATGTCTGTTGGTGGTTTAAGTAGAGGCACATACGCGCCTGTTAATCCATATGGTGTTGGCGAAATGCGTGGTTATGGTGCCGCAACAAAAGGACGCAAGATTAGCGGAAAAATGGGATAGTCATGAATTACACGACGTTGTTCAATACCATTAAAAGTTATGTCGAGAATGATTTTCCCGTCTTAGCTTTTACTGACATTGCGGGTACAGGTACTTCTGGTCTGACTTCTACAGAACAGATTAATACTTTTATTACTCAAGCAGAACAGCGTATTCATAATACAGTTCAATTACCTGATCTACGAAAAAACGTAATTGGGGTCTGTACTATTAACTATCAGTATTTAAGTCTTCCTACTGATTGGCTTGCTACTTTTTCTTTAGCTGTAATTGATCCTGTAACTTCTCGGCAAGATTTTTTATTGAATAAAGATGTCGAGTTTATTAGAGAGTCATTTCCATTCCCTGCTACTACTGGAGTACCTACCCATTATGCAATTTTTGATGGCGGAACTTTGATACTTGGGCCGACTCCTGATGCTGCCTATTCATTTGAACTGCATTATTACTATTATCCTGAGTCAATTACGTCAGCTATTAGTGGTACTTCTTGGCTTGGTGATCATTTTGATACTGTTCTTTTGTATGGTTCTCTTCTTGAGGCATATACCTTTATGAAGGGAGAACAAGACGTAATTACGCAGTATCAAAAGCGCTACGATGATGCAATGGCATTACTAAAACAACTTGGTGATGGTAAGAATCGTCAAGATATGTATCGTACAACTCAAGTAAGGTACCCAGTAAAATGATAAAGTTAGAAATAGGGGACGCATTAGTACGCACTGTGGATGGGCGCGGGCTTACACCTGAAGAATTAGCAGAATGTGCTACAGATAAAATTATTTCTATTGGTGATACGGCTCATCCTGTAATTAGAGAACAGGCATTAGCTTTTAGACACCATATTACAGAAATAATTACTTATTATATAAATGAAGGTATTCGTCACAATCAAGCAACTTTAATGGAGAAGCAAAATGCCATTTACAGGTAATTACATGTGTACTAGCTTTAAGCAACAGTTGCTTGAAGGAGTTCATAACTTTAAATCTGCTGGTGGAAACGCATTTAAAATGGCGCTTTACACCAATTCTGCTACATTTAATGCTAGCACTACTGCATATACAGCAACAAATGAAGTACCTGCATCAGGTAGCTATGTTGCAGGTGGGGGAACACTTACAAATATTTCTCCTACTACGTCTGGAACTACAGCGTTTCCAAGTTTTAATGATTTTTCTTGGACCTCCGCTACAATTACGGCTAGGGGCGCATTAATTTATAACTCAAATGCTTCCGGTTATACCAACCCAACAGTAATTGTTTTAGATTTTGGTAGCGACAAAACGTCAACTTCTGGTACGTTCCAAATTCTATTTCCTGCTGCTACAGCTTCAACTGCAATTATTAGAATTGCCTAACAGGAAAAGCGATGGCTAATCGCTACTGGGTAGGTGGCACTGCTACTTGGGATAATACTGCAGGCACTAAATGGGCTACCACTTCTGGTGGAACAGGTGGGGCAAGCGCCCCTACTACTGCCGACGATGTATTTTTTAATGGAAGCTCTGGCACAGGCACTGTTACTACTGGTACTGGACAAGCTTGCCTTTCTGTAAATTTTACTGGATTTACAGGCACAATTACTGGTACTTCATTAGCTGTAAGTGGCGGCAGTTTTACTATGGGGGCGGGCACTACAATTGGTGCTACTCTTTTTGTTTCTATAGCTTGCCCACAAACTGGGACAGCTACAATAAATACAAATGGCAAAACACTTCCTAATGGTTTAACAATTACTGCTATCAGCCCTAATAATGGTGGACAAGTTAATTTAGGAGCCGCAGCAACTGTAACTGGAGCATTTGTTTTAAGTAGTGAAACTCGATTTAATCTAAATGGATTTGATTTAACTGCTACAAGTTTTAATACGAGTGGTGGTTCTCCTAATGCTTTAACGTTTGGTTCCAATAGAATAAATCTTTCTGGAAACAATATTACTGTATTTGATCAAAATTATAATTTACCTAATACTTTTAGTGGGGCTGGTGGATTTTATGCTACTTACACTGGAGCAACTGGGACTAGAACTTTTTCTGCAGGAACAACAGGTAGCATATCAACTAATGGATCCGCACCACTTTATATTACCGGTGGTACAGATAGAATTAATTTTACTGGGGGATCAAATTTATTTAGAGTAGGGGTTGTTTTTACTGGATTTTCTGGAACTTTAGGTCTTGCTAGTGCTACAGGTTCTTTAAGTCTTGGTTGTACTTGGAATCCTACTGTTTTTGTAAATACTTTTACTATAGAAGCAACTAGTACTCGTGTATACACTATTGATGGGCAAGTATCTGGTACGACTCCTAGTTCGCAATACATACGTTTAGGCGTAGCAACTTTAACTAGTAATTACACTAATGCTTTTACAGGAACTTATCAAGCTATTACTAGTGGTTCGCAGATTACATTAGGCGGTTTTATTTTAACCGTAGATAACTTAGTACTAACTGATTCATTTTCTTCCATACTTATTAGTGGTCCCGGTACAGTTAGAATTACAGGTAACAATAAAACTGTATTTCAAATTAATACTACCGGTAGTACTAGCAGTAACAGAATTACTAATAGTCCTGTTTTTGAATTAACTTATTCTGGATCTGTAGGGACTAGAACTGTTAATGGAGTAGGTTCGGACAATCTTAATGGCCAATATATGGCATTAAGCATAACCGCTGGTTCTGATATAGTTAATTTTTCTTCTTTTGAATCATATCTTGGCAATTTCAATTTAACTGGATTTAGTGGCACCATTAGTGGAAATGTTAGTGTAGCTCAACGTCTTACTATATCTAATACTACTAGTTTTGATAGCACTACTTCTAACGTTACATTTAGAAGTGCTACAGGTTCAACTCAAATTACTGCAGAATTAGCTACAGTAGGTGGTAATTGTAGATGTCCTAGAAATTTAGCTCTTCAATGGACTACTAGTTCTACTACTAATAATAGTACTTTAACTTTAGTTAATAGCGTAGTGTTACTGGATAATGCTGCGTTTACTGCAGATTTCAGACTTGTTGCTGGAACCCTTGTTTTAAATGGGTTTGATTTGTCAGTACCAAATTTTAATTTTCCAAGTAATAACACTTTTAGAGGGATTAATTTTGGTTTATCTGGTACTAATAAAATAATTATTAACTCTCGTGGTATTAGACTTTTTGATTTAACAAATTCTCAAGTTGTTACATATATAACATTTACATCTGCAAACACTAATACTTCAAATAATTTTGAAATTTCAGGAAGTTCTGGACAAACCAGACTTTTATTGGGCACTACTACACCTTCAAGTACTGGAGATTATCTTTCTCTTTCTAGAAATATAAGTGTATCAATAACTTCTACAAGTGATAACGTAACTCTTTATACAGGCCAGTGGTACGCTATTTCTACTTCTAATACTTTTTCTGGTACTTTTAGCATAGATCCTTCATCTGGATATCCAATTGTTTCTAGTTCATTTTCATTAGGAACTACAGGTGCAACAGCAGGCTCTACCGGAGCAGGCATATATTTTCATGCTCGGAACTGTACTTTAAGTTCTGGAATTACTATGTTGTTTGGTGTAAATACCAATGTACCTAATAGTACTCTTCAAGGTGGAGTAACTTTAAATTCTAACGTAACAATAAACCAACAGCATTCTGGTAGTTTTGGTGTTACTGTACAAAATACCGGTAATACTTTAGGAAATACTTTAAATTTAAGTTCTTTTACTTTAAATACAGATTCTCTTAATTTTATTGGTACTTCCAGTAGCGCCCCTATATCAATAAATTTTGGCACTGGAACTTTAAATATTACTGGTAATGCAAGAACTGTTCTTACTGATTCTGGGGTTACTCTTGCGCCCCTTTCTTTTTCAGGAACTACTCAACGCTTTAATTTTACTTATAGTGGCTCTGTTGGCACACGAACTATAAATTATTTTAGGGGCGCTAGTTTTACTGCCCCCAGTTTTAGAATATCTGCAGGTAGTGATACCGTTTCTTGCACTAATGCATCACAAAATGCTTCTAATGGAATAAATTTTACTGGTTTTACGGGGACATTTACTACTGTTACAGGATTTCTTAGTTATTCAGATGTAGTTCTTGGCGCAGGTATGACTTGCTCCTCAGCCATTGGACTTAACCCACAGTCAGGAACTATAAGAACAGTGACTTCAAATGGAGTTACTATAGCCTCTAATTTTTCTATAGGGTTATTTTCAGCTTCATCTACAGAACCAGGCACCGTTCGGCTTGTAGATAGTTTAAATGTAAGCCTTGGTATTTTTTTTAGAGCTAGTACTACATCTCCTGGTCTTACTTTTGATACTAATAACCAAACTGTAACTTGTAGATATTTTGAGGCTGTTACAGGTAATGGTGCAACTACTTCAAGACGAAACTTAATTTTAGGCACTTCTACTATAAATATAAACGCTAATACTTCAAATACTACTGTTTGGAATATTGGTGTTCTTCGTGAACCTACTTTATTTAGTTTTTCTGGTGCAAGTAGCACAATTAACGTAAATTTACCTAATTCTGCTGGAACTGATTGGTTTTTTGGGGATGACTCATCAGGATTAAGCTTAATAACAGTTGCTTATGGTGCTTTAAATATATCTAATTCTGCAGGAGCAAATGATTTTAATAGTTTTAATATTTGTAATGCTAATTCTTTTACTAGCTTATCTTTACCAACAAAGGGCACTACAGGTGTATCTCGTATAACGTTTAGTAACACAAGTACAACTTCTATCCCTGTATCTGGAAATATAAATTTTAATGGTAGCGCTACTTCTACTCGAAGAATGATTTTTACTCCGGGACGTGCTCCAGGAGTGCTTACAATTTCAGCAGCTACAGTATCTAATTTATCAAATATTGATTTTGCTAATATTACAGCTTCTGGTGCTTCTACTCCGTGGGCAGGCACAAATTTAGGAAATGGTGGTAACAATACAAATATTACTTTTGTAGCAGGAGGTAATAGATATTATGTCGCTGCGGCTGGCGGTAATTACACAGCTAATGCTTGGGCTACTTCTAGTGGTGGTACTGTAAGTACAGCTAATTATCCATTACCCCAAGATACTGTTTTCTTTGACGATAATAGTGGCTCTGCTGGTAGTAGCATTACTTTTGACAGTCCAACACTTCTTCCAGCAATTACTACTGCTAATAGAACCACTACTTTAACGTTAGTACCTGGGTCTTCCCGAGCCTTTTTCTGTGGAAATTTAACTTTATCTTCTGTTGTAACAATTGATTTTGATAATTTAACTACGTTTGCAGGTAATACTACTTTTACTCCTAATTCAGCAACTTACAATGGAAGCTTTACTATTAATAATGGTGGGCTTTTAACGGCTGGGAGTAATTTAACATTTACTTTTGGTACTCTAACTGTTACTGGGGGTAGGTTATCTCTTAATAACAACACATTAACAGTTCCCGCTTTTAATGCTAATTCATATGGGGCTGGAGAGATCTCCTTTGGTTCTTCTGGTGTTTTACAATTAACTAACGCTGGAACTATATACAATACTTTTCAAACTGGACCTTTTTACGCTCTTACTGGAAGTAAATCTTTAAGTTTAACTAATACTGGCACAAAAGGTATAGTTTCGGCTTATATAGCAGACGGTACTACTGGACGGTTTTTTGGTACCGAGAGTATGTCGCCTAACATAGATTCTGTTGCCACTTCAGGGAATCTTGAGGTCGCAGGATTTATTGGTAATCTTAATTTAAGTAGTTTTACTTCAACAGTAAGTTCATTTAGTGGTTTTAATAGTACTAGGTTTGTAGGCGATGTAACAATTGGTACTGGAACAACACTTGGCGCTCAATTTGGAGACATTAATTTTGCTAAAAGTAGTGGTGTTCAAACATTTAATCCGGGAGGTAAAACTTTTAGTACTATGAATATAGGTCTTTCTACTCCTACTAATGGAGTACTAAGACTATTAGGAAATTTTTCTTGTACTGGTTCTACTGGCATACAACTCAATGCGGGTGAATTTGATTTAAATGGTTTTACTGCAACTACACCTGTTTTAAGTTTGGGAGTTTCTAGTTTTAATATTCCAAATATCAAACTTAATATTGGTACTTCAACTTTAAATTTAACAGGTAATAACGTTACAGTTTTAGAGTTAGCAAGCACAACTCAAACTTTATCTAACGTATCTGTTGTTTCTCCTAGTTTTGGAACTGTAAATTTAAATGGAACAGGTACAAAAACTATAAATCCTAGAGGCGCTAATCTTAATGGACTTAGTATTGTAAACAATAACGCTTCAGGTTCTATTTCATTTTCTAGTGGTGGTACTTATTCTAAAATAGTTAATAATTTTTCCCCCGCTACTTTTACATTTAATGCAGGTAGTACTCATGCATTTACAGACGCAATTAATATAAATGGTACTTCTGGTAATTTAGTAGTTTTCCAAAGTAGTTCTAATGGTAATAGATATACTATTTCTTCTGGTGTAAGTTTACAGTTAGTTACTTTTACTAATATTAGAGATTCTGATGCTGTAGGAGGTTCTTATTTTAGTGCTCTTACAACTAACGGCAACATAGATGGTGGTAATAACCTAGGATGGACTTTTTCTGCTGCTGGGGATGTTTACGTAAATTTAACCGGTGAAACAATAACCACTGCAGTAGGTATTGCAGTCTTTCCTGATATTGATGTATCTGTTTCTGGCGTAGATGCATCTACTGCCGTAGGTGATGTAACACCTTTTTTCCCAGATATAAGTGTTAACGTTACCGGAGAAGCTGCTTTTGGTGTAACTTTTCAGGTTGATGTTGCTATATCAATAGATGCTAATGTTACAGGTTTATCTGCTACTACTGCTGTAGGTGATGTAACACCTTTTTTCCCAGATATAAGAGTATCTCTGGAGGGAGTAGAAAGTGTAGGTCAAATTGGTGAGAATATACTTTTTAGCCTTGGTTGCACTTTCCCAGTTTCTGGGGTAACTGCTGTTGGTGAAGTAGGAACTTTATATTTCTGGCAAAATATAAATGATTCGCAAACAGCTAATTGGGTTTCTGTGACTGATGCACAATCTCCAAATTGGGGGGCAATTAGCAACCCTTCTTCTACCACATGGACCCCTATTTAAAGTAAAGGATTAAATTATGGCATCAACTTATACTCCATCTTTAAAAATTGAAAAAATTGGTGTTGGAGATCAAAATAATACTTGGGGGATAACTACCAATAATAATTTTGAATATGCTTTGGAAGAAGCTATTACTGGGCGTACTAATGTAGTTATTCCTAATCCTCCACCTACTCCTATTGCTGTTACTTTAACTTTAACCAATACAAATGCTAGTCAAACAGCTAGATTTTTTATTCTTAATGTAACTTCTGCTGGAACATTATCGTCGACTCAAACAATACAAGTACCGCCGAGTATTAATAAACCTTATATTATTGAAAATAATACTACCGGATCTCAGTCAATACTTATTACTACACCTACTGGTTCAGGTGTAACTATACCTGCTAATAAAAAAGCTTTAGTGTATGCGTATTCTGATGGTGTAACTAACGATGTAAATCTAGCAGTTAGTTATTTATCTCTGCCGACAATTGATACTCCTACTATATCTGGAGGCACTTTAACTACATCTAATCTTAATAGAACATTAACTGCTGGGGGTAAAGTTGTTGTTAGTGGGCTTGGTACGCTCACTACTGGGACTACCACAATAGATTTAGCCAGCGCACAAGTATTTACTGCAACTATAACAGCGGCAAATACAATTACGTTTGCATTCTCAAACGCTCCTTCCGCAAATCAATCGCAGATTATAATTATGAGACTAACAAATGCAGGAGGTGGAACTTTGGTATGGCCTGCTGGTACTAAATTTGCAAACGGTGGTACAGCCCCTACATTAACAACTGTGGGTGTAGATATGTTAGGTATTTATTATGATGTAACAACTACTACATATATGGTATTTGTTATTGGAACGGATGTTAAATAATGTCTAGCGAACTACTTCTTCTCAGCGGTGGGCGCCCTCAGTCATACAATTTGTATGCTTGGGGGGAAAATAGTTTTAGTCAGCTTGGGGCTAACAACCATCTTTTTTCTATGACACGGCTTACGTCTGGTGCTTTTGGTACTCAGACAATATCAAAAGTAGTTGGTGGATCTGGAACTCGTTATTTCTTAACTAACACAGGGGATGTTTATTCTTGGGGAGCCAACGGCAATCCTAGTGTTGGCGCTACTGTTTTCGGACAGTTAGGTACAGGAACAACTAATCTTTATGTTGCTGCACCAACTTTTGTAATGTCTTCTGTGGCAGATATTGATGCTTATGGAAATTCTGTAGCAGTTGTAAAAACAGATGGTACTCTTTGGTGGTGGGGGGCATGGTTTAATAGTAGTGGTACAACAACTTATGACTCTACTCCAGTGCAAATTCCGCAAACATCTTCTGTTACTAATGCATCAAAAATAACAGTATACAGTGGTACAGGGCTTTCATATTTAACTACTTCTGGTACTGTATTTTCTCTTGGTGCTAATACAGCTTCAGGTCGTCTTGGATACGGACTAACAGGTAACTCTTTTTCTTCGCCTACACAGATTACTGCTTTATCTGGTGTAACTCACATTGCGTCTTCTTTACTTAATGGATATGCAATTGCAGGAGGCAATTTATGGGGGTGGGGAGATGCTTCAAGTCCTGGCCCCGGTGATAATGGTGGAGTTATACGCCCCACTCCTGTGCAAGTAAAGTTTGACGCTACTGGGGCTGCTGTTACAAATGCTACAAATGTATATGCAGCAGACGGTATTTGCTTATTTACTGTAACAGCAGGCACGGGGCCTAGCCCCTCAGTTACAAACTGTTTTGGTTTTGGGAATAATACTTGGTATCAATTAACAAACGCCACTTCTGTAGGTCAGGCTAATATGGCTAGGGCTATTTCTGGATTTTTAAATAGCTCTGGTAGTCCTATAAGTACCCCTGTAACTATTACTCAGATTAGCGTAGGTGGTGCAACAACTGGGTTTATAAACAATGGGGGGCTGTTGTTTACTTGTGGTGCTAATGATGTAGGTCAAGGTGGGCGAGGTGATTTAGATAATAATTTAGTTCCGCGAGCAGTAAATACTAGTAATACGTGGACTTCTGTTTATGTATCTGAAAGAGAAAAAACTTTTTCAAATAATATTTACAATGGCTATAGTATGACAAGAGCCAATACCTTTGGCACTAACGCCGCAGGACAAATTTGGGCAACAGGAAGTAATTTTAAATATACATTAGGCTCTAGTAATTCTCTACCTACCCCAACTAAAATTGGTAATAATTACGAATGGTTTCAAGTTGTTGAAGGTGGATTTGACAATTGTTATACCGTAGCTATTAAAAGTGATAAAACAATATGGGCTGTAGGTTCAAATTACTCTTCAAGTCTTGGATATACTCTTTCTTATCCTACTGATACTATTACTGCTGCTTCAGATAGAACTAAATGGTCACCTACTATTACGCAAATTACTTCCGGTTCATGGAATGATATTGCTGCTGGAGGAGGACATGTTTTAGCTGTAAAAAGTGATAATGGTGTTTATGCTTGGGGGTATAACAACAATGGACAAGCTGGAATAGGCACTACTCTAACGCCTTATCCAGCTACACCTACTCCTGTAGCTACATCAGGCGGATTTGGTGGTTTTGGAGTCTTTGTTTCTGCGGGTACTTTAAATTCAGTTGTAGTAGATACTCTCGGTAATACATGGGCTTGTGGACTTAATACGCTTGGTGCCGTAGGAAACAACACTACCGGACCTGTAGGAGGACAAACAACTTTAGTTGCAGTACTAAAATCAGGTAGTTTAACTCAGTTAAATAATATTATTGAAGTGGCTTCTGGTGATCAATATAGTATTGCTTTAGATACTTCTGGAGTAGTTTGGGGGTGGGGTAGTAATAATTATGGGCAACTTGGTGTTGGGACTTTGACCGCATCTTATATAACGGCTGAACAAACTATTTGGAAATCAACTATTGATGCTTATTACACCCCGCTTGGTCAATCCCCAACTATTACAGAATTAGCTTCTGGTTTGTATCATACGTTAGCACGTCTTAGTAATGGACATGTCTGGGCATGTGGTTTTAACGGAGCGGGGCAATTAGGAGATGGCACTTTTACTAATGCTTCTACTCCTGTAAGAGTTTTTGGTTTAACTGATGTAGTAGCAGTAGGCGCTTCTCAATTTACTTCTTATGCACTGCAGTCAAACGGAGTAATTTGTTGGTGGGGTTTAAATAAACAAACAGATTTTGCGAGTAATGCATCTCGTTTCTATACTAATCCATATGTAAGCTTTGTTGACGTAAGTGATTCAACTGCTACATATAACTTATATAGAACTTTGAGTGTCAAAGCATACCCTGAATCAATTGCTAGAAAGAGCCCCTGTGCTCAGTATTGTCAGTTTGTTTTAGCTGGAGGATAAATATGAAATATTGTTATATGGAAGAAGGTAAAGTTATACTTGGCCCTATTTATTTACCCACAAGTTGGAAAAATATCAGTGGGCTTAATAATTTAACTGATGAGCAATTGGCTGAATTTGGATGGTTTCCTTTTGAACCTTCATCCGTTGAAGAAAATGTTGCATCGCAAGAATTTATTTTTGGTCAAAAATTAACATGAAACTCTGGGCATTGACTTTCATATTTTTACTGCTACCTTGGATTTGGTTATTTTAGGGACAGGGGAATGAATCTTGAGCCAATTGCCAGATCCAACCGACCCGTCCAAGGTCGTACAGACTGCTTTAGGTGGAATCAAAGAGGCGCTCAAGGCTGGGCGAGAAATCAAAGAGACCGCCAAAGAGGTCAACACCTTTCTGGACGAGGAAGCCAAAGCCCGGGTGGCTTGGCGACGGAAACAACAAGA